CCGCATTTATAGCGATGTTGTTAGCGTAAAATTCACGGAGTATAGCGCTCGGTTATTCGCGTCAGGACCGAGATACCACGGCGCCGACTGATCCGCCAGGCACTTAACGACGCGCGTAGTCCCGATCATAAATTCCGCCTTACCGTGTAGCGCTTCGAATATAGCGTTAGCCTTCGTTTCAGCCGTTGCGGATGACTTCGCGCGAATCACGACTTGAAATGACGGATATGCAACGGACGACCACTCTTTCGGAGGCGGTCCGCCTGTTATCCGCGTATATGCGCAATCATCCGGATTCGCCGTTGTAAAATCGTTGCCGACTACGGTAAATCCCGGAACGATTAAGCGGATGGCTGCGTTAATATCTGCGACTGTTAAAAGAGCCCCCACTATACATCCACCTCCGTTATTAGCGGCTTACCGTTGAGCGCCCGTTTTACGCTGATTGCGATTGGCGTGTACGTTGTCTCCGCTAATAGTTCGTTGGTGTACGTTAGGCGATCGTCGAGCGAAATGTCCGCGAGCTTATCGAAGTAAAACGTGCCGACGCTTACGACTTCCGCGCCGTGTTGATTGCGTACGAGTTTGACCGCCTCTTGAAAGCGGCATTTTTGCGCGTAAGGAGTACCGTATGACGGTTCGTTATAATCCGGATCATATCCGGTAAACGGCGTAACTGTGACGGTCTGTCTCAGCGGTATAAGCGCCATTACATCGTCACCCACTTCGCGGTCTTACGTCCGAGTTTAACGCCGCCATTTTCCGCGCTAATGAGTTCGAGCGCGATGTCCGGTATCCATGCGTCGAGGCCCGTTTTCGCCCAATCCTTAAACGTAAAATTCGCGACTCCGGTCAATCCGAAGCTCGCTACGCCTTGTTGCTGCAGCGCGTTCGTATCGTTAAACGCGATCGCGAGTTCATTCGCATATTCGTATACAGCCGCGTCCGGTATCGTATATTGAGCGTATTTGTTCGTCAGCGTTCGTCCTGCCACGTTAACTATCCGTAGTTTTTTGGCGTCGTCTGCGTCTGACCAATCCTCAATCGATATACAGTTCGTGGATATATACGCTGTTGCGTCTTCTACCGAAATCATACGTCCACCTCCCGTTATTTTGCGGAGGTATTCGCTGCCTTTCGCGGTTTAGGCGCTGGCTTAACGGCTACTTCCGCTTTCTCCTCCGTTACTTCTTCGTCAATCCGTACAGCGTCAGATAGCGCGTCTAGTACGGCCATTTCCGCCGGATCTTCCGTATGAAAAAGGCCTCCACTAAATCTGCGGAAGCCTCCGTCTACGTAAAATCCGAGTTGTTGATAGCGCGATTCGTATGTTGCCATCTCCCACCTCCGTTATCTTAAGACAGGCCTTTCAGACGGCCATGCGCTTTTTCCTGTTCGAGCATCAACGTATATTCACCTACGATTTGGCCTTTCATCGAGTCGCCCTGCAGACCGAGGTATGTGTGACTGAACTCGCGGGTTTCTAACGGGTGGATTTTCACTCGATTAGCGTCCACAAGGAACAATTCATCCGAGGCAAGGTTTTGGTTAAGAGCGACTTCAAACTGACCGAAATCAGTAACGACGAAATCAACCACCTGCCCACGAACGTTCTCACCACGGGTCAGCGTGATTTTATTGGAGTCTGTACCGGATAAAGCAATCTTCTGCTTCGCGGCTACCATGACTTTGTAATTCCCACCGTTGGCGAAACCTCCCGCATCGTAGACGGTCTGGGCCAGCGTATTAATCGCTCCCAGGGTCAACGCACCGCCTACGATGGTAACGTTAGTGTTGATAAACTGACGAATACCCTTCATTTGGCGAACCTGGCCGTTTTCATACGAAATACCGTTAATCGCAGCCTTCTCCAATTGGAGCGCGAGTTCAAGCTGTTTCTTCTGCTTCTCGTATTCGTACAGGTTGTTTACGCCGTGTTGTGCGGTGGCCTGTGCGGTCCCGGAAAGGTCTACCGTATCGGTGAAGATTTGCGTAAGATTGGACTTACGTACGCGAGCCTTGAAACGAGCTGCGCGGGCGTCTGCACCTTCTACGCCTTCGTCGAACAGGAACTCCACTTTTGCGCCGGATGCGATCGCAGCAGCGGTAGTTGAGGCGTAACCCCGCGTAACCGTCAACGTTTTAGCGCCGGTATCAATCGCGGACACATAGAGCAGTTCATCGACGATCTTGACTACGGATCCAACTCGGAAAGGTGTTACGTCGGCGACCACTACCGCGGTTGCACCTACAAGCGCTGAAGCTGTTGTCGCGGTTTCATCCGGGAACATCTCGTCTTCGTACCAAATGTGTTCGACCGCTTTGATTGGATCCGCGAATCCCAGTAAGTTCAAAAGTGGAGTCTGATGTGGATTGAGTAGCAAAATTTCGTCTGCAACGGACTCGCGTTTACCTACTAGAGAAGAGTTATAAATTTTAGCCATTGGTTATTTTCCCCCTGTGATTGTGTGCTACGGATAAATCCGCGCAATAAAATAAGCCGCCAATTGCTCGCGACTTTAATTACTTATTCAATTCGTCCTTAAGCGCCGAATATGCCATGCGGTCTTCAATCCGACCTGTCTTGCGCGCCTTTTCTGCCGCTTCCTTAAGTAGTTGTTCCTTCGTCTTATCCGGAACATCTTCCCCACCACTACGTCCGCCTAACGGTTTCGGCTGCGTCTTCTCAACGAGGTAAACGTGCGCGCTAACCAACGCCTCGACCGCTTCCTTTACGCCAACCGCGTTCCCCTCGTCATCCAACGTAACGGCCGTCAAATCCGCTAGTTTTAGCGCTGCTGCCAGGCGGTCAGTAGGTATATTAGCCTCACGCGCCAGCGATCTAAATTCCGCGTCAATCAATCGTTGATTTGCGGTAGTAAGCGCTTTGTCTCGATCAGCCTCCGCCTGTTCTAGCGCAGTCAGCTTCGTTTTGATATCGTCGTAATCTTCACGGCCTTTGCGGTCACGCGCTAGACGGTCGGCAACAATGCGGTCTAGATCCGCTTGAGTGAACGTCTTATCGGGCGTTGGGTCCGGTGTTGGATTCGGATCGGGATCGGCGTCGCCTTCCGCAAAGTGCTGCAGATTGATCGGATATCGTGAGCGTTTAATCTCGTTTTCCATCGTATTTCCTCCCCGTACAAGGCCCGTCGGCGCTAATATGTCTGACCGTAAAGTTTATCGCGACATATCACGTCTGGTCGCGGAGCCTAGCGCTCCAATATCTTCGGATCACGTATGGCAGTTACCAAATGTTTACAGCAAGGGTGAAAGATTTCATTGCGTGGAAGGTCTCCAATGTACCGGTATTCCCCGGGCGCATCCGGCGTCAATTTTACGATTATGCCTTCGTATCCGCGACACTTATCAACCGCGTTGTGCCGCGATATCACACCATAGTAAGCGCCGCGTCCCACTGCTTCGTTAATAGAAGATTCGCGCTGAGTAGCCGCCATCTTTGTCCTCGTCAGCATCTTTACATAATTTTCGGGCGACCACCTGCGCCCGGCCGCATCCACTATTCCGGTATCAATCGCGCTACCGAGCGTTTTCTTCATGCGCGCCAGGATATCGGCATTCAGCGTACGGTTACCGTTTATCCCACGCGTAAGGTTAGCGCGCATTGAATCCGCGGTTGCTTGACGTACAGCCGTTTTTACACGGCGGTCAACATTCTGCGTAACCGCAAGTAAGTCAGCTTGAGTATCCGCGACCGCTGACGCCACAAACTCGCGGTTAATCCGGTTAAACTTAACGATCTTCTCCGCATCGGGCAGCGTATCCGCCGCGCCAAGCGCTACGATGGTCCGCGCGATTCCGTCCGTCGCAGCCTTCGGTATATAGCGCTCGACCCACGCGGCTGATTCGTCGTTAAGAGAACGCAAAATAGCCGCAACCTCGGCGAGTGCGGCGCGTGAATTAGCGCGGGACATAGTAGTTAAGTCTAGGCGGGAAAGCTCGTCGGATATCGCGAGTATGGCGGATTTATATGCGCGGACGAGGACGGCGACTTCGTAATCGTACGTTGGCGGCGTGATCATGCTGCGAGCACCTCCGTAGTGGGCTCGGTAGAAGCTTCCCGCAGAATATCCTCAAACTGACTGACGAGTTCCTCATTTCCGGTCTCAACTAATGCTGGGTAGTAATGGCTAACGTGTCTAAGTTCTAAGTTAGGAATCTCATGTGCGATTTCCTCTCCGCGCAAATACACCACAATGAGTTTGTTACAATGCGGTAAATACTTCTCTATAGACGATGAACAAAATACCGTCCAAGAAGATAGCTTCGCGTCAATGAATGTCCTCTGTGACTCGTCCCAAAAATCCGGCATTATACTGCCGCCACATAGCCTCTTCTGGTACTTGTATCCCATATTCAAAGCTTCGAATGCTTCGTTAAGCTTTCGTTCGAACTTCTTTCCGAGGTAAGACCCAAACTTCATCTCGCATATATGGTCTTGTATCTTCTCACCAATTTCCGCCAAAGCATTCTCGTAGCTTCCAAAACACCTAACAGCGACCGGATGAATAGATGGAAACCTGGCGTGTACATTTGTTATATTGAGTGGCTGCCCCTCGTCACGCATCTCCCTAAGCACCGCAAGAAGATCATCGCCGCTCCACTCACGTACTTGCTTTCGGATAGTAGTAACATCAATCCCAAGGTCATCGCATAGTGCATCATAAGTCCCATAATGCTTTCTTATCGCGTGGTCCAGTGATCTATATTGCCGCGACAGGTCGTTTACAGACGAAACGGAGCCCCTAATTCGTAAGAACTCCGTCCGGATCATCTGCTTATTCCAGTAAGTTAGCGGCTTAACGCTTATTGGATCGATTCCCGCAGCAAGCAGTGCCGCGTCTGTGCCTCCAAAATGTGTCGCAATAGCTCCTCGAAGAGGTGTGTCATCCTTGCGTATCTCACTACTTGTCACACCAAGACCCGCGTCTCTTCGCGCAAGGATCGCCGCTACTACCTTCTCCTTGCTCCACTTGCTGGCTTTTCCCGCCACGTCCGCAGTCCCCCTAACTATTAAAAACAGAAGCGTCTACTGTACCGGTCGCCTTCTGCTCGTCTTCGTCAATCCTGCTGACTACCTCTACGGCTTGGGCGTCTGACATAGAGTCCAATCGTTTAACCGCGCTGAGCACGTCGATCGTAGGCTTTCCCCCTGTGCGTATCTGATAGACCTCAGCTTCCTCTTTGGGATCGGACGGAATCCCGTCTCTCCACTCGATCTTCGGATAAACAGGATCGTACTTTACGAAGCCGGCAACGTCTTTATTGGCGTAGTTTTCGAGCTGCATCGCGGTCCATATTGCGTCACGTAAAGCGCGATCAACATGCGCGCGGATACGGTTAACTTTTGCTAATATCGGCATGAAGCGCGCTTTAATTGCGCCGCTATCCGTATGTGACGTGCCGGTTCCGCCCTTATCTGAGGCAAGCGTTGTTCCGAATAACCATTGCGGCGTTTCCGACATTTGGTACACGAGTCCGAGTAGTACGTCTAGTTCCGTAAAAGCGGAGGTTAGCTGACCTTCCCATACCATGTAACCTGGCGTCGCGTCTTCCTTGGCAACCGGTATATAACGTCCGCCTCCGCGGAGTGTTCCCGCATTGTCTTCGCCGTCATCTCCGATGTCTTCCGGTCCATACATCCACGGGTCGCTGTGCTTCCAAAGGATATAATCGATCTGTACTAACCGCTCGTTAATCGCGCTCAGTACGCTTTCTAGCTTCTCAACTCCGTTAATGCCTTCCCAACGGTCGTCAACGCTTTTATACGGAATATGGTGCACGAGTAATCGGTCAGTTCCGGTAGGCTCTATGTCTTCCTCGCGTCCTGTCGCAATTTTATCGCCGATTAAATACGTTGAAATTGGAACTCCCCAATCGCTGTTAACGCCAGCCTCCGAAAGCTCATAACGCTCATGTACGATATAGCCCGGAATATGGCGCTCAACGACGAGATAAGGCACATAGGATGCAGCTTTACCGTAGAGCCAACGGACAATTTTTCCGCCTGGTTCCTCAACCCAATCGACCCACGCGATATTAATCGCCTTAAATTTCTTCCGCGAGCCGGTCGACAACTCTGGAAATACGATATCCGCGCGTACAGATTCGATAATTGGTTCGAGTACGGGCTTCGGCGGTTCTAATCCGAGTGCCTCCGTTTCACTGACGTCCGCTCGCGCGTCATAATACGTCTTAATAAACGAGTCGCCCCGATAGCCTGCGCCGATTACCATTTCGTGAACCATCTGCGTTAAGTCGTTTTCTTCAACGATCGAGTCAAGGCGTTCCTGCTCGCGTGTACCTGCGCCGGTTCCCGCTTCGTATGTCGGGGGCTCTCCGGTCAGCAAATCCGCCGGCTTCGTCAGCAATATATCCATCAAGTTAACCGCGATGAACAGCGTTTTAAGCTGCGCGGCGTGTGGCGTATCCTTTAGTAGAGACGAGGCGCGATCGTAGATTTCCGGATGGCGTCCGTCGAATATCGTCTTGCCGCGTTTATAGTTGGCGAGGCGCGGTATGTGTGCAGGTGGCGGGTAATAAGCGCCGGGTTCGAATAGCTTCGATATGCTAATCGTCCTCCTTTCGTTTACATTCCGGATGGTTTATTGCGTATCTTCTTGCGTCCTGTTTTCGCGATGCTGACCGCCATTTCCAAAGCGTCCGGGAGGTCGTCATGCGTTCCTGTCGGATACATTTCGAATTGCTCAAGTAAAAGCGCGTGCTTCCGTGAGAATTGGATTTCTCCGCTTTCAACCGCCGGCATTAACGCCTCAATCCGCAGCCCCTTACGCGAACGTTGGTATATTTCCTTGACGCGAGTTTGCGCCGGATATCCCGCAGTTTTAAGCGCGGTCTTTAGTTGCGTTACGAAGAACTCTTGCGCCGCTTGTGCTTCCGCTGCGATTGCGTTCGGTTGAAACCGTAGCGCCTTTTCGACGATTACACGCAAAAAAGCGTCCGGCTTTATCCGTTCACCGAACGCGTCAATAACGTATTTTGTTCCCGTCTGTTTATCGCGTGCTATTACGACAATAGCGCTATAGTCTCCGCGCGTTTTACCCATCGCGAAGTCAACGCCCATGTATATATCGTAAACTGCGTCAGCCGGGCGCGGGTACTGCGATAGCGCTTCTTTTAACTGTCCGCCATCCCAATACGTGAACGTCTCCGGATTGAAGATCATCGACTCTTCATCAATCGGATTGTTCATATACTCCGTGTTGAACGCCTTACTACCGTTGTCCCATTTCCACGTCATTAGCTTCCAAATCGGCTGTGCTTCCGGCCATAATACGACGCAGCCGCGATCCATCTCCTCGCGGTTCATATCGTATAAGGCGCGTGCTTCTTTAACGCGTTCTTCCTTCGACCTATCCGGATCTTTATATACGAGTCGGCACGCTTCCCATAAGTCCATGCGCTCAGGCCATTCGATAACCGCGCGATAGACTCGCGATTTAAAGTCTGACCGATTGTACAATACGTCAACGAGTAGCGCCTCATGGTGGACCGTTGTTCCCATATATACGAAGGCTGTACGTTTGCCTTTAGGTCCGCCGAGTGGCATTACTGTCTGTGAAAACCAATCTTTCATTTTTCTACGCAGTTCCGGCGTAGCAGCGTTCGATTTAATATCCTCGAGGTCATCGCAAATAATCAGATCGGGCCGCTTTTGGTTCCAGTTACGTCCGCGTATTGCCTGGCCGGTTGACGCCGCTTCTACTTTCGCAAGCATACGTTTCGTACCGTCTTCGCGCGGTTCCCAGGCGATAAATTCAGACGAGTTATCCTTTGGGTTCTCCTGCTGTTTCGCGCTCAGCAGCGGTCCGAAGTCCGTTCGGAGCTTTTCGTTACTCTTGAGCTGTAGCGATATCCAATCGAGGTTAGCGCTCGAAACCGCCGGCGTCTCCGATATCGTAATCACGTACCGCCGCTTACGGTAACAAATCTCGCGCAACGGAAACGCCTTTGATAAATACGTTGATTTACCGTGAGAACGAGGCGCGGCTTCTGCCACCTTATCATTTATATGGACGTTTGATACGTCGTCCATTAACCCGCATATCTCGCGGTGAAAATCGGGTGCTTGCGATACATCCGTAATGTCGAAGTCTTCCCAATTTCCGTCGTTACCGGGATTGCGCGCTTCACTGAAATATTCTAGTGCAAATTCGAGTAGATCCGTCTCGCATCGCTGTATCCGTTCTAAACGCGCATACTCACTCACTGCACGATCAATCTCCGGAGCCTCCGTCTCGGTGACGCTACCCCAATCGAAGTCATCACGCCTAACAGTTTCGTATATCTCGCGGTAAGGAGACATTTTCTCCGCACGCGCTTCTCGTCCGTTCCATTTGCCGCTAATCCATGCGATAGATATCGCCCCCCCCTTCCGTATAGGCACGAAAAGACTGTGCCTTGAGTTCTTCGTGAATTTACCGTTAAATTAGCGCATAAACTACGTGACCCTAGCGCTTATATTCCGCAGGGCTGAAACACGCTAAATCAACGGTGATTCTACGGTAAAATTACGTGTGACTACGTTCGGATACCAAAACCCAAACGTTTATTTTTGTATCCGGATTGAAGTAGCACCAGATTTCACTTACTTTTAGTAACCACTTGGGGGTAGGCTGCTATTTTTCATATGAATGTATGATTTTGTATGTTTTCGTACATTCAAAACGTTGATTTTACTGGGTTTACGTGGTATGATTACTTTATGATAACGTAATCGTACATTCAATGTACTATTATGTATGAAAAGGACGTGACAAAATGGGCGAAAAGAAAGCTATATACGATGTCCAGCCGCTAAGAACGCGCGGTGAAATCGAAGATATGAAGCAAGCGCTCCGCCGGTGGTGTGGTGAGCGTGATCTATTCATGTTTAACTTGGGAATTAATACGGGCCTTCGCGTATCGGATATAGTCGCGCTCAAGGTTGCGGACGTCAAAGATAAGACGCACGTACGAATCGTCGAACAGAAAAGCGGCAAGGTTCGCAACGTCAACCTCAAGGCGCTACAGCCGGAAATCACCGAGTATACGCGCGGTATGCGCCCGGAGGATTGGTTGTTCCCCTCACGTAAGGGCAACGGTCATATCACGCCGACACAGGCGTATAGAGCGCTCGTAAAGGCTGGCGAGATGATCGACCGCACGGATATCGGTACGCATACAATGCGCAAGACGTTCGGTTATCACCACTACAAGCGCAATAAAGACGTAGCCGCGCTGCAGGAGATATTCAATCACTCTGCGCCATCCATAACGAAGCGTTACATCGGCATACGTCAAGACGAGATCGACGAGTCCCTCGAAGGGTTCAAGCTGTATT